TGGAGAAGTTCAAGAAACTCTTGCCTCAAATCAAAAGTTTAAAGACTTAACTGGATGGATGCCAAAAGTATCATTACTAAATTGGTTAGATCAATGGAAAGTATAAACAATCATAAGTGCTATCTATATTCATTTAATCCTGAAGATTGTGCAAAAGATAAATGGGACTATGGATTACTTAAAGAAATATTTAGTAAATATTCAGTAGAAGAAATAAAGGTAACTTCTTTACCAACTACTGAAAGAGCATTTGTTGTTATTCCTGGACCACAAAACTTAGGTCATGAAGATGATATTAATAAAGAAATACAAAACATATCAAGACTTGTATTGTTTATTACTGGGGATGAAGAAGGTAAGTTTGATATAAGTAAGATTAATCATCCTAATGCTGAGATATGGATTCAATACCCTCATGAAAAGCACAAAGGTTATAATAAACTTCCTGTTGGTGTACCTCAACACCTAAAGAACTTTGTTCCTGAATATCCTTCTAAGGATAATGATTTATATTTTGGTGGTCAAATAACGCACCCAAGAAGACAGCAGTTAGCCAAAGTAATGAAAGCCATGCCAAATGCCCTTTTTAAGCCTACAGAAGGCTTTGCACAAGGAGATAAGCCTGTAGACTACTATCGGACTCTAGCCAGTGCCAAGGTTGCTCCAGCACCTTCTGGGGCTGTTGTAATAGACTCATTTAGATTCTTTGAGGCTATAGAAATGTTATGTCTACCAATAGCAGATATGGTAGATCCAAAGGGTAATAGTATAGATTTTTATGGTATGCTATTTGAAGACAACACACCAGTTGAAGTTGTGTCTAATTGGTCTAAGCTAACAAAAATAGTTCCTACGCTTTTGGATAATTACCCTGGAAACATGCATCAAGTAGTCTGCTGGTGGATAAAATATAAGAGAGACCTTGGTATAAAATTAATGAGGCAAATAAATGCATAAAAGAGATATTACGATAGTTATTGCAACATCAGTAATTCCAGATCACCCAAGCACATTGATGATAGAAAATACTGTTAATGATATAAGGGTGCACTTCCCTGACAATGAAATAATTATGCAGATAGATGGACTAAGAGAAGAGCAGATTAATCGTAAAAAAGATTATGATGAATATAAAAGTCGTATACTGTGGAAATGCTTACATGAATGGAAAAATGTTTTGCCAATAGTTTTTCAAAAACATAATCATCAGACCACAATGATGAAAAAAACTATTAACCTTATAGATACTTCAGTAATCCTATACATTGAGGGAGATGCTCCACTTACACCAGACATGCCAATTGATTGGGAAAAATGTTTAGATATGATTGAATATGATAAGGCTAATACTATTCGCTTTCATTTTGAAAGTTCAATACCAGAGCCTCACAATCACTTAATGTTTGGGTTAGAGGATGGTTTTATGAAGACTGTTCAATGGAGCCAAAGGCCTCATCTAAGTACAGTAAAGTACTATAAAGAAGTTATTTTACCATTTTCTGATGAGCAAACTTTTATTGAGGATAGATTTCATGGTAAAGTTCAAGATGATGCCTTTCCAGATAACTCATTTAGTCAAGAAGGTTGGGAAAAGCATAAACTTTGGATATACCATCCAGAAGGCAGTATAAAAAGATCTTACCACTTAGATGGTCGTAAGGGAACAAGAAAGTTTACGGAAGACGATAATGTTTGGGGATATAAAGAATGAGACTTGGAATAATTGTAAGATCTGATAACACTGGCCTTGGAAATCAAACACGAGAGCTTGTTAATATGTTAAACCCTGACAAGATTTTGCTTATTGATTCAACACCATTCAATAAAAATAAACAACATCCAGAATGGTATAAAGACTTTAACAAAGTAATATCAAATGGATTCCCTACACTACAACAAATTAAATTATTCTTAAGTGATATAGATGTGGTCATTAGTTGTGAAACTTTTTATGATCAAGATTTTGAAAAGAATGCTAAAAGAATGGGAGTTAAAACAATACTTCAATATAATTATGAGCTTTTTAGAAATATATCATATCCAGAATTACCTTTGCCAGATGTTTTGATTTCTCCAAGTTTTTGGAAAATTGAAGAGGTTGAAAAGCTTTTTGGTAAAAGAACAAAAGTTTTACATCTTGCTCCGCCAACTGACCCTCAACTATTTTCTTCTGCTAAAGAAATAAATATGTCAAAATCACATAAAAGAATTTTACACATCGCTGGTAAAAAAGCAGCAAAAGATAGAAACGGAACAGATTCTGTTCTTCAAATGCTGAAACATTCAAAGGAAGAGTATGAGCTTGTAATAAGAAGCCAAAGCGAAATTGAAACAAACATAAAAGATTCTAGGTTAACAATTGAAATTGATAATATAACAAATAGAGAAGATATGTATAGCGGTTTTGACGCAATGGTTTTGCCAAGAAGATATGCTGGGCTATGCTTACCAATGAATGAGGCTTTACTTAGTGGCCTACCAGTTTTTATGACTGACATATCACCAAACAATAAAATATTGCCAGAAGAATGGTTAGTAAGATCAAACAGTATTGGAACTTTTAAAGCTAAATCAAGAATTGAATTATTTGATGTTGATGCAAGAGTTCTTGCTCATAAAATTGATAGGTATATTGTTTCTAATCAAGAAGCTCAAAAGCAAAAAGCCTTTGATATAGGGATTATTAATTTTTCACCAGAAGTTTTATTAGCTAAGTACTTAGATGTTATTTCTCATGCTTAGATTTTTTATTAAACTTATGAATTAATATGTCCTTTAGTATTAAATCAAAAGATGTGTCTGCACTAGACAAGTATGTATGATTATCTCTATTTAAGTTATATGATTTTAAAACTAATGGACCTTTTACATATACTTTAACATCTTCCATTTTTTCTCCACCTACATTAAATAGATTGCCATATATGGATCTCCACAATAGGTTATTTCCATATGATAATGACTTCCTAAGTTTTTCTTTTTCCATTATCATTGGCACATGAAGTTCATAATCTAAAGGATTTTCAATTCCTATTGCTTTAATTTTTTTATATGTTGCAGCAAGTTTTCTTGTGTAATTAGAATTTGCATTTATTTTTTGATACTGATTTACCTTTTCTGATAAGAGGCCCCCATGATAATTTAAAATGCTATCAATGTTTTTTACAATATAAAAATCATCATTCATTAATACAAAGGTATCAGATATATCTTTAGAGTTGCAAATAGCATAAAGATTTTCAATAGCGTTACTGTACTTGTCATCATTTTGTGATGTTTGTATATGGTTTCCCTTATACCAATCGGGCCTTCCACCAACCACCCAAATATTTGCCTCTGGAAAGCTTTCAGATACAGATCTGATTGAGTATCTTAGCTCTTCGTTTGAACCCTCTTTACATATATAGGCAAAGTCTATATTAATTTTATCCCCCAAATTATAAAAGGCAGACATAGTATTAGTATGCCTGCCCTTTATTTTATCATAAATTACTTTTTAGGCGCAGCCTTCTTAGTAACTTTCTTCTTTACAGGTGCCTTAGCAGACTTAAGAGCCTTATCAACTGTTGCAGCATCTGGAAGTACTCCAAATGCCTTATCATTAGGGTTGATTGCTCTAATGGCTACTGGAGCAATTGCAGCAACTAGTGCTGTCCATAGATCCTTTGGATCTGTAACTCCCGCCATATATAGTGCTAGACCTGATGCAAGCACTGAGCGACCATATGATGATAGTAGTGCCTTTAGTTGTTCTGTATTCATTTTATTCCTCCTAGGATATAACTCGTGTTAGTAATGTAAAGCCAATCCATAGACCAATAATTCCTGCGACTCCCGCAAAAACTGGTGGTGCTGGCACTGGCAATTTGAATGCTGCGAACACGACACCGCACCCAAAACCTGTTAGTGTTGATAGAATAATATCTTTCATTTAGCTTCCTTTTCTTTATATTTTTTTATAAAGTTTGTAATGTGATCCATAACTTTATTATCTCCACCAGAAAATATTACTTCTTTTATTCCAGACTTACTTAAATTTTCTAATTTTTTAAAAAGTTCTTCATTGCTTAAAATAATTTGATCTTTTCCTACAACATCAATAAGCACCATAACTTTTCTATCTTTAATATTATATCTATTTTCTTTAAAATGATTATAGTGAATTATAATTTTACTATCATATTGTAATGCTTTATCAAATGTAAATTGATTTGTAACTGAAACATAATAATCTACTGTTTTATTCTCTAAACTTTCTAAAACATCTATATACTCTGTAAGATATTTTGATCTATCTATACTTGACGATTGATCATTTACTGATCCAATAATTCCTCCAGCATTTTGTTCATTTTCTTTAATCCATCCAGATATGAGGTTTATCTGTAGAACACCTTTGCCATATATCTGATCAAATGTATTACCTATTTGAGAAATAAACTGAGGAGATACTGTATATGGTCTAACAGCAACCATATGTTTAATATTTGTTTTTGATATATTTTTTGGTATTTCTACAAAAGGATTATTTTGATATGCATTATACGTATACAGTACGCCATCTACTCCAAACTTATCTAACTTCTCTATAAGTTTAAAGTCTGATGTAAAAAGATAAACCTTCACATGCTTCCTTTGTCATAATCTTCTGGCAATAGTTTTTTCAATTCATCGTAGGCAGAAGATATTTTTTTCAATGAGTAGTAGTTTGGAGACATAGAACCAATATCGCCATACTCATTAAAGTAATTTATCTCTGGCTCAATATCACTAATAAACTTATTAAGACCATCCTGAACTTCTTCAATATATTCAAAAGCCCAGTCACGAGAATCAGATAAAAACTTAATAAAGTTTTCTTTATGCAGTACGTCATCAGAACTATTTGCTGATTCTTTTCTTTCAAGCAAAAGATCTTGTATGGCTTCTTTAGCAATAAAAGTTTCAACAAGAGCCAAGTTAGATTGTTTTAGTTTATTCAGTATTGCTAAATATGCAATTCCAAAAGAAATTGAAAGAATAGCAAAAAATATTAAAAACATAGTTTCTATACTCATTTAATTGCCTCTCTAGTTACCAACACGATAGCGCCTTCCATTTCTAATGCTCTCTTTAGTTGCAAAGTATATTGAAGGGCTGTGATTTTGTCATCATGTGCCATACCCGCAAAATGCTTCTCGTCTAATTTTATCGTAAGGAAGTGCTCATTGTCAATAAGTTGAACAGAGAATCCCTTTGGGGCCTTCACCGCATGAAAGGCTCTACGCATAGAGTCTGTGTACATTACTGACCCACAGTCTTTGGTATCATATTTACTGGATCTTTAGACCAATGAATATATGATCTAATATACACTATTCCATAAGCAATGGCTGCAAAGATGAATCCATACTGCTTAGTTGTTATAGCATAAATAATCCATAGGAATTCATTGAATAGCAGAAGTAGCCATCCCCATATGGTCTTGCGACCAACAAAAAATATACCTGTTACTCCGATTGCTGCTAATACATATGACCACATATTATTTATCCATTGTTAGTGCTGACCATGTTTCAGACCAGTCTTGTTTAGTTTTGTGTCTGTTAAATTCCCTGGAGATTTCTCCACCTTCAAGATAAATTCCACCCCAAACACCCCACTCTTTTCCAGAAATTCCGTTAGCAAAACATACCTTTTGTACAGGACATAACTTACACTTTAAGTCAACCATACTTCTTATGTTTTCATCTTCCTCATATTTATCAAAATATAAATCAGTATCAGTATTGAAACAAGATCCTTCATCTTTCCATAAATGCTGTTTCAATTTTAATCCTTATATCTGTTTGGAATGTTCCAACCTTCACGACCAGGTGAATATACCTTATAGATGTACCACTTGTTATTTATTCTAATTCCATTAGTTGATGTTTTTGCCATCTCTGATTCCTTTAAATCAAAAACATCCCATCCGATCCAATGCAAGTTTTTATTTCTTGCTACAATTTTTTCCATTGTATTTAAGCTTCTAATGTTCATCTTATCTCCTATTATTTATATTACAGTATTAATATTTTTAATACTTAAATATTCCAACTTCAATATTATTTAGTTCAGCTTTTGCCGTAAGACTAGATTTTGCTTCTGAAGGCTTGCTCAAAAAAACAAAATAGTCTACATGTTCCATGTTATTCTCTAACCATGAAGGGGCAGCATTATAAAACTTAATCTTTTTGCCCCTTGCCTTCATTCCTCTTTCTGATAGATTACAGAATTCTGAAACAAAGTTATTTATTTTTATTGGGCCAGCAGAATATACAGTAAATTCATTGTCTGTTTCTTTCATGCCAGACATTGCAACACTCATAGCACGAAGAAATACGCTGTAATCCTCAAAAGTTTTTGTTCCCTGAACTGCCACTATCATCTGGCACTACCCCATTTCGCAAATCATCTAATATTTCCATCATCTCTTCTAATTCTTTTCTTGACAAACTATTTACATCTAACGGCTTTATAGTTTGCTCATCTATTCTTCCATTTATAGATTTAGCACTATAAAAAACGTTATTAACTATCCAATACGCCATGCCTTTTGTTATTATAACCTTTAACATATTCTTTTGAATATGTTTTTCAGACTGTCTGATTATTTTTGGTTTCTCAAACATGTCTTTTGGAATAAAGTTTTTAATAATTTCATGCATGTTGCTTTGACGATATTTAATTTTAGACAAAAACATTCTTCTGTTCTTGTTTGATATACTAATTATAGACCAAACTGAAAGCAATGTCAAACAAGAAATGATAATATATTTCATGTTTTAATTCTTTCTAATACTGAATGCACTTCCTACCCAAACAGTTTTTGCTTTTTCACGCTCAACGATCCCACGTGCCCAGGAAAAACCAGCGTCTCCACCCCATGCAAGCCACATAATATAGCCATTTGATGGATTAGCCTGATTAGCCCAGTCCTTACCTTTCTTATCTACCTCATGGCGTGAGAAGTATGAGTACATTCTCTTAACAGTACTAAGAGACAATGATTCGCCTCTTGCTAACTGCCCTGCTCTAGTCCAGCCAACTGCGGTTCCTGCACCATTAGCCTTACCATCTTCTTTAAACTTGATTGCTTTACGTGCTGCAGCTCTTGCTCCTGCTGGTGGAGAGTATCCATCAGCTTTATTAAGTGAATCTGTTTCGTAAACAACCGTATCATCATCTTCCCAAAGATCATTTGCTTTTGCAGCAGGAACACAGTTAGGAACCATCTTGCCATTCTTTGGCTTCATTCCTCTTTGCACATATCCATCCCAACAAGGTGATTGCTTTGATATATCTTCTGTGCTGCACTCTGTTTTACCAATAGAGTTGTCGTATGCATCCATTAGATCTGGTTGTGCATTCATATTTGGCATATCTTCAATAGTTAATTCTGGTTCAACTGGAAGAGGATCAATTGGAATAAAAAGACTCATAGTGCATGCTGAGTATGTTCTTGTTGCTTCCCATAGTCCACTTTCTTCTTGTTCAAATAGTTGAATAAGTACCGCAGGATTTTCAGGAGTTGCCTCAAGTGTATATTCTCCGCCAGGAATTCCAAGCATGCCTTCACGCATTACGTGAACTACTTGACCAATATGAAACTCTTCGTCTCCGCCATGTGCAGTCATTGCCCAGTCGCCCTCTTTAAGGTTAGGCATTGCCTTGCCAATATTTCCTTCACTACGATTAATTGCATAAATTTGTGCAGCTGCAGCAGCCCTTGATGTATGGCAACCCATTACTTCATTTGTACCCTCTTTAAGAGCAGGGTAGCCAGAACACCCGTATGAGCCTTTTGCTCCAACCTTATATGGCATGACGATCCTCCTAGACCTATATACTGATTATATCAGAATTATTACTTCCTTAGAAGTCTTTTAATCTCATTAAGGTTCCATTGATCATCGTTGGATAGCTTTCCTATTTCTTCTGGGTCTAGCCCCTTTTTAGAAACAGTCACAACAGGATCATTAAGCAGAAAATCAATATTTAAAAATCCCTTTTCCCATAAATTAAGTATGTTACGATTAACATCCTTTAAGTGTTCATTATATAGGTCTGGCATTAATTCTTTAATTTTAGGAGTAAAGGAATAAAGAATTTCACCGTTTGATGAGTCTATTCCAGCTACTTCAATACCCCCATTTAGAATCAAATAATCCAAAGAGTCTTGATCTTCAGGGATTATATCCTTACCATCAGGATTAAATATCATTTTAAATAGTTTTTTCATAATCTTTTAACACCATTAGCTGTTCTCTTGTCTGTGATCCAGTTACTCTGTGTATCTCTTTGCCATCCTCAATTAAAATAAAGGTTGGAACAGACTTAACGCCATAGTCTTTGAGCAATTCTTGGCTGGTGTCAACATCAATAAAGATAATCTTAATAATGCCATCACGGTCTAAATCTTCTGCTATTGGCCTAGTTTTTTGACATGGATGACACCAGTCAGCAGTAAAGTATAGTATATGTCTCACTTGCCAGACTTCTTTCTGGCCTTTGCAAGGGCATCAAAGTCCTTAACCTTGGTATCACCTAGGTATCCCCATGCATAACCATCATTGATCATCATGTCATTGATGGATACTGTGTCTCCATTAATATATACCCAGCCTAAAATGCGACCATACTTTTCAGATGAGTCCATCTTCTCAGTCTTGATTACAACAGACTTAGCATCCTTTAGAGCCTTCTTTAGGTACTCCTTAGACTCAAGCCCAAGGGCTTTTTCTTTAAGATCCTTTGTGCGGGACTCAGGGGTATCAATACCAGCCAGTCTTACACGAGATGAGAATAGGATATCAAATCCTAAATCAATAAGAACATCAATAGTGTCTCCATCTACAACATTCTCTACTTTTCTTACATAATACTGATACATTAGTAGTCTTTTCCCTTTGCTTTATTTTCAATTAGTTTGTCACGTTCATCAACAATAGTAATCATGAATGCCATCATTTTAGCGTAACCTTCTGGATTGTCCATAATCTTATTATAGTGGTGACCACAGAACATTAGGTCACCGTTTAAACCAGTTAACTTTACAAGTGCTTCTGCTGCACATGAATCACAACGATCTGTTGCCTTAAGAATCCATTCTTTTTGTACGATCTCTTCTTCAATCATTGTGCTCATAGTATACTACCTCTTTCTATTATCTGTGCTGTAAAAGCCACTCCCATTAAAAACCGCTCCTACATTAGAGTATACACGAACTAGATTAGAGTTGCAAGTTTCACATTTATATCCAGGATCATTATCCTGAATTGGTCTTTGTTTAACATATCTTTGTGCACACGGCATACAATCATACTCATACACTGCCATAGTTATTTTTTCTTTGCTTTTACTGTCCAGTAAGGAAGTTTGAGGTTATCTCCGCCCCACTCATATCCTAAAACCTTTACTACAAACTTTATAATTTTAATTCTCATGCTAATTCCTTTTCAACTAAGAAACATATTATGTTTACCCTATCTCCATCAATAACTTCTTGAACTTCATGCTTTAATTCATCTGTTCCAATAAATGTTATTAATGTTCCTGGCTTTGGTTTTATATTTAAATCCTGATCTGGAAAATTTAAATTTCCTCCAGAGTAAGAATCTGTTAGATACAGTATAGCTGAATAATCATTAAAGTATTTTTCGCTATAGTTATCAATGTGTAAGTCATTTTTACCACCTTTTTTCATGTGACTATAAAAATATGACTTTAATTTAAGATTTTTATTGAAGACTTCTGACGTAGTTTTTTCAATATTAGTAAGTACTCCTGTAAAAATATCAATACCTATATTTATATCTTTGTCTTTGGTCTCTTCATCTATCTTTGTAATGCCATTAATACTAAAAGAAGTGTGTTCCCCTTTTCCAGGGCCCCCAAAGACTCCTGGTTTTTCAGATTCCTTGAGGTTATCCCTGGAAAAGGTTGAAACTAAAAGATCGCATGTATCTTTAAATAAGAAATTCTCAATAGAGAATATGCCATCTTTTAAAACTTCCATTACTTTACTTTGTTTCCAAACTTAGCCCATACTCTTTCATGCAAGAAGTAGCCAAGCGCTTCCCATCCAATATAAATAAGAGCACCCAAACTAGCATACTCCCATTCGCCAGTAAACAAATAGATGACACCAGCAACACCTACTAGGTGAAAAGTTTCCCAGCTAAGCGTTTTAAGCAAAGTTCTTTTAGTTGATTCCATATTACTTTGCTTTCTTGGTCTTTTTTGGAGTTGCAGGCGGACCGTAGTGTCCTTGCTTTGGAGTTGCAGGAGGGCCATAATGCCCCTGCTTTGGTTTTTCACTTGCTGTTTGATTTGCTGCAACTGCCTTTGCCCAAGGTGTCTCTGAGCCAAACTGAGAGTTACTAGCAGCAGGCTTCTTAGCTGAAGGCTTTACTGCTGCTTTTGTAGCATCAGCTTTTGAAAGTAGTGCAGTATTCTCTTCACCAGCATATACTGGACGACCCCAACCAACTACAGCGTTGAGTAACTTCTTCTTGTTATTCTTTACATATGCACGAGTTTTCTCTACGCACATTCCGCCATTGCGCTGGTCTCCCTTTGCAGTTCCTGAAGTGTTTCCTTCAATAACTTGGATAGTTCCATCACCATTGTTCTTAATGCAAAGGCCAACATGTGAAATACGATTTACACCATCATCTGGGAAATCAAAATAAATCCAGTCACCTGGAGTTGGATCGTCATTACGAGCATCTGCCCAACGATCATTCTTCTTAAACCAATCTGCTGCTGCTACTGTTGAAGCAGTCTTTGGGTACTTCTTTGGATCTAGTCCAGATGTAAATGCTACCCAAGATACAAATGACTGGCACCATGGCTGGAAGTTTGCACCAGACCACTTACCATACTTTGTTTCATTATCTTTTGGACCCTCAATGGTTCCAACTTCTTTTTTTGCGATGTCAATGATTGTTTCTAATGAGCCTTTGACAGCCATATATAACCTCCTAAAGTTATTCCTTTAATTATATCATCAAGCAGTCTTGCTTGTCAATCTATTATGGGTTCTTATCCTATGACAGTTTGCACATACTACTTCACATTTTGCTATTTCTTTTTTTA